CCACAGCGTGACAGAAGTTAGGTATAACTCACTGTCAAGCGTTAGCGTTAGGTCATCAATTGATCCCTTGAGGTTGTCAAGGGAATCAATCGACCACGGCGGGAGCAGATCAGCCATTTCACGCCAAGGTCACGCTAAGAGAGCCGATTGCGATACGGAACACATCACCAGTTGCAATCGTCTTGGATGCGTCCAGAGCCGTGTAATACAGCAGGTTTCCAGAACTTGATGCGTCCAGAATACCAATGTGGCTCACAGTGCCCCATGATCCACCCGCTTGAGGAAACTCCACAGCAGCCGAGTTGGTAGACACGCCGTTAGACGGAGAGCCAAAGGTTACGGATTGACGAGCGTAAGAAGTGCCTGAAACTTCAGTTCCAGTATTTCCCTCGCCAGGGTCGCTCGTGTATAGACCAACATACACAGTCGCAGGGCTGGTGTAGGTGGTGTTTCGCAGAGTAGCGTTGATTAACGCCTGCTCCAAGTAATTACTCATTTCTGCCATGATTTACCTCATCGTGGTTTGCATTGCTAGGGGAACTCCAGAGTATTGCGATCTTTCATCGCTGACCTTCAGAGTTTCAATTGCTCGGTTATACATGGATGCCCATGTAGCCATGCGAGCATCGTTCATGATGTAAGGCTCTGCCTCAATGAGAGAACCATACAAAAGAGCGTCAGGAGCGTTTGCCATGAACACATTGCTAGTGTTGGAATCGCTCAGAAAAGTCGGAGATGCAAAATAGATCATCTCAACTGTGTAAGCAGTGTCTGGGATCGGCGCAAGCAAGAAGTCGTTTGCCATGATCGTGTAATCAATGGGCTTGCCTGATTCTTGTCGGCGTGAGTTGCGAGAGAACAGACTCGGACTCATGTAGTCCAACGGCTGAACTGGATTGGTCGCTAGGATCAGATCACGAACCTCTAAGAAATCCGCAGGAAGTTCAACAGTGTTGTCGCCTCCAGTGGTTGAGGTCGTAACAGTCTTGAGCATCTGACGAATCCGCAATTCACGGCGCAAGCGAATCTCTGCGAAACGGATGAAATCTGGAATCTGATCCGTCAAATCAGTCCGAGCGAGATAGTTCGCTATTGCGGTTTTCAAGTCTGAATATGTCGAGATCATAGGTCATCCCATCCGTATTCATAAGTTCCGATGTGCCTGATGTGCATCGACAACTCATGGTCAACGATTGTTGGTATCCCATTTTCCCACGCTTTAGCGCAGAAATAAATATCCTCGCCAATTAATCCACCCTTGTCTGTTACATCAAACCAGAACCAAGGTTTAGGCATATTAAAGGCTTCTTTGCGAGTTAAGACCATCCCAAATCCAACCGCACCGACTTCCTCGCATCCTTCTTTACCTTTACTGAAAACCTTAACGAGTTCATTCGTTTCCTCGTCTTTGTTTAGCGTAGTGGGCTGAACAGGCATCCGTCTGGTGGTTGCGTTAACTCCAATGATTGGGACTTCTCTTGACAACAGAATCCTTAACGAATCCTTGGGAAACCGCATATCAGAGTCAATCCACAAAATAGCGTCTGCGCCATCTTCTAAGGCTTGCTCTGCAAGTTTCTGTCTTTGGTTGAATATTAGCGTCCCTGGCATCTGGTAAATCATCAACGAATTACCTTTTTCTGAACATCTGGTCACTCCGTCATACGCACACAGTCGTGCAAGATCAAAAGCAAACCCCGTCATCACAGTGTCCCTACAAGGAACGCAGATTGCAACCTTCATACTTCTCCTGGTCGTGTTCTAAAGAATCGGTTATCAGGATCGTTAAGGAACGCTTTAAACGCTCTTTGATCCATGATTGCGAACCCTCTCATTATGCCCTTTTTGTTAAGGTCATCAATCAAGGCAAGTGGTAATGAGGCCACTTTTGTCCATTCGCCCCACTTAGCTCTTTCATCCGTTGCAGCGTATTCCGATTTGTTCTTTTCTAGGATTCCAGAGACATCTTGACGAACCTCTAGGGTGTAATCCCCATCAGTATCGTGAAAGATGGTTTCTTTGTTGTCAGTTGCGTTAAGTAGTTTCATAAAAAAAGGGGAAGGGTTATTAGCCCCTCCCCTGTTTAGTTGCTCATTGATTAGGCAGTAGCCAAATCAGCAGCAATGCCGTGAGCAGCTTCGTTGCGGACTTCCAAGGTGAACTCAGCAAGAATCTGAGTTTTCTCAGCGTCACCAGCCTTAGCCAGCTCGTTGGTTGCGAACGGACGCAGATACGCAAGTGCTGCGTAATCAGGGTCAAGCACCAGAGCGTCACGAGTCCGCATGAATCGGTTGGGCACAACAGAAACTGTGCCGAAATCGCTCATGTAGACATCAGCCGCACCGATAATGGTGGTCGGCTCGTTGCTCGGGGCCATGTAGCGTTGAGCAGCGATACCAGCGAACGCAGAAACGGCTTGTTTCTGGTAAGCACCAACCATCAACACCTTGGGAGTGCCACCAGAGGTGTAAACCTTCTGGATCACATCCTTCAGGATGGTTTCGGTAAACGAACGAGTCGTTCCATCGGTACGGGTAGACACACCGATTGTGGTGGGATCTGCGCCAGAAGTGCCAGCAGAGGTGTTGGTCTTGATCCAAGACAACAAAGCACCCAACTTGCGAGCAGTCGAGGAGTCACCAGCAGTGCGACCTTGGTTCGCAGTGATGATGGTTTCCATGTCACGCTTGATCTCGGCAGAGGCTTTAGCCAATTGGTAAGCCTTTTCCGAACGGCGACCAGCTTTGTCAACTGCTTCCAAAGTGCCAGAAATCTTGATGGTTTTCTGAACGATCTGGGTGTAGTTGCCAATGCGGACAGTCGGCGACATGGTTGCATCGGTTGCGTCATCACCTTCCACAGCAGCGTTTGCGGTGGTAGCGGCTGCCAAGCTATCGGTCTGCCACTCGTGGTAAACAGCCGTTGCCTTGGTCTTGCCAATGGATGACATGATGGGCGTATCGGTGGGGGAGATGTTGTAGATTACATCCGACAAATCTTCCCGCTGACCGATAGCGGTATAAGTCTTGTAAGTTGCCATTTTGATTCCTTCAGGTTATGAATCGTTGAAATGCGTTTGCAGCGTCAGATACCTTTCCAGATTTCCTCAACTGCGCCATTACCTTTTGATGTGATTCAGCCTCTTGGTTTCTAGGTTGCGATACACCTGATTTCAGAGTCTTTGGGGCTTCATTTACCTTTTTGGTAACTTGAGGCTTGTTACTCTGTAACTTAGCGTATTGCATCCCTTGATAGAGACTTAACACAGCCCTAGAGTCATAAATCTGAGCAAGTTCCTGATCTGACCAGCCGATAGACTTTGCATATTCCCGAATGTCTTTGCGAATCTGATCGCCTTGTTTCGGGTCTGCATATCCAGGAATAGCCGTAGCCAATTTCCTAGATTCTTCAGCAATATGGCTCTGCAACTTTTCAGACTGCTCCGCTTGTTGCTGTTGTGCAATGCGTTGCTGTTCTGCTTGAATTACCGCCAACTGCTCTCGCCGTTGAGCCTGTTCAGCGACCTTCACGGCATAGCCAATCGGGTCGGTTTCTTTCAGAACTTCCAAATTCTCGCTCTTGTTCTGTTGCTGAAGGAATTTCTCCATCATCGACAGACGCTGAGCATACTGATCTCTAAGTTTTGCCGCTTCTTCGATCTTCGCTCGTTCGGCTTCCACCGCCTTGCGTTGTTCTGAAAGCGACTGGGTTTTTTTGGTGTAATCCGCACCCAACTGGTAGCCTTCAATCAGTTCATCAAGAGTTACCTCTCGTTCTTCCCCTGCCGCTTTGACACGGAAAGTGGTTGGCTTCTCTTCCTCTTCTGACTGTTCCTCTACCTGTTCGGTTTCGTCTTGCCCTTGTGCCTCTTGTTCAACTTCCTGCTCTTCCGATTCACCCTGTTGGGCTTCTTCCGAACCTTCCATTAAACCAAGAAACGCACCAGCGGCACTTTCCACCGATAGCGTCCCACTTCCATTAGGAGTCGTGTTTTCGCTCATTTCATCCCCAAATTCGGCACTATCCGAGTGCCTCGGTTACAGGATTTTCCACTTTTTCGCTTCTATCTCTTTCGATTTAGCAAGCGATTCAAAGTGCCCTAAAACATATTTTATAGCGTTTAGCCGAGAATATGCAAACTCTCGTTTGTCCAATTCTTCAGGCTGAGAATTCTGAATCGTGTTAAGTTCTAACTCAACCAGATATTGCATCTGATCTTTGAAGAAATCATCCCTTAACAGATTGATCGCCAGTTGCGTTTTGTCCAAAATTAATTCCTTGAATCATGTCCATCAGATTCTGCATGGTCGGTGCTTGAGCAAACTGAATAGGTTGCATTGGCGTTGCAAATTGCGTGTTTGCCAACAAATTCTGATTGCCAAAAATACTGTTAAGGTCAATCGGGGTGAATTCTGTCTGATAAACAGGAGATTTCCAATCTTCAGGAATCGGAAGCATCTCGTTCCAAACTGGGCCACCTGTGCCTTGATCCATGCTTGGAGGATTCAAGATAGCGGCAGCGGTCAAACCCACATTCGCCAAGTTGAGAACATCTTTCGGCGTTAAGGCAGAAGTCATCTTCTGTGGGTCAAAGTAGTCGCCAACCACATTTGTCGGAGCAGGAGTAACTGGCTCAGTAACTGGCGCAGTTACTTGTGCAATCGTCTGGTCAATAGGCGTGGTCGGGATAACCTCACCCATATCCAAACCAGTCGTGTCAATCACAGGAGGATTGAAAGTCCCACCAGCAGGATACAGACCTTCCAACTGGCTAGGAGTCGTTGGGATTACATCACCAGCATCGATGCCAGTCGTGTCAGTCGTGCCACCTAAATTGCTGAAAGCCTGTTGGAGTCCATAAGTTGTTGCGCCTCTAACCAACGCATCTTCAAGGCTTCCACCTTCATCCAAAACATCGGCTGCTTGAATAAACGGCGCATAAGTCGGCAAGGCAACGGATGCAACTGTCGCCCATCCACCTGGCACTACATCATTGACCGCATCATCAATGCTTGATCCAACATCGCCAACGGCTTCAACAACACCAGAAACTGCGTCTGCAACTGTATCAACGACTGAACTTACTGCGCCCATGATGCTTCCTTAAACGATTGCTTTCCAGTTGTAGTCAGGAATATCAGACCGCATGACCTCAACCCCAAGATTCTTCAGAATCCTGAGAATTTCGCCATTGTCTGCATTTCCATAGACCTCAGTAATGTCAGAGTTGCGAATCTTCTTGATGAACTCACGCAAAGCCTTGAGCATCGCCATCGGTTCATCAGCCGTAAACAAGTGCAGTTCTGCTCGACCTTCACCAAACTTACGAATCACCAAGACAGACTCTCCAGATTGGAGAATGATTCCATTGCCCGACTTAACAGACCGAGCAACTTTGTCCAGAATAGGCGCAGGGTCTACGCCATTTCGAGTTGCGTCTGCCGTGATGATTTCGGTTGGTTTCATCCAGGAATCTCCACATTAGAGGTAATGCCAGCACCAACCTTCATCGCTTTAAGTTGCGCTTCAGCCTCAAACTCTTGTCGGCGCATTTCCATCTCAGCCATGAACTTTTGCTGTTGGAGTTGCAGATCAGCGGCGGCTTTCTCTCTTGCCAATTGAATATCTGCTTGAGCCTTGGCTTGCATGACCTGAATATCTGCTTGTGCTTTAGCCATCTGCGCTTGCATCACAGGATCAGGTTGCGGGGGTTGAGGTTGAGCCATCGCTTGTTCAAACATCGGGTCAATGGGCTTGAAGAACTCAGCCGAATCCTTGAACCCTGCCGCTTCGATCATGCGTCCCAATGTTCCCCGATATTGCGTCAGGCTAACCAGAGGATTGTTAAGACCAAACTGAGCCAACATCTGTTCTTGTTTAGCCAGAATCATCGTCAGCATCGCCATCTGCTCTTGGCGATTACCAGCACCCAATCCAACATTAACATCCACATCGTATTGGTTAGACCACTCACGAGGATCAAACGGAACATACTCGCCACGCAGTCGAATCATGCGAGGCTTGTCTTGATACTTGCACAGAAGATGCAAAATGCCTTTGAAAAGCGACTTAACGCCAGTTTCGGCAAAGATTCGAGCAATCATCTCAATCTTGCCAGCAGAGGCTTGTTGCATACTAGCAACAGCGGCAGCAGTCACATTCTGCAAAATGCTCGGATCAAGACCTTGAGAGGCATCAGTCACACCAGTGCGCTTCTGCTGAACCTGATCCAAATAGGACAACATCGGGAAGGCTTGGTTAGCCACAGGTTGCACATTCAACTGGCTAACAGCACCTTGAGATTTAACCCGAATCACGCCACCAGCAGTAGAGGTCAAAAGGTCATCAAGGTTGACTTGACCATCAACCGCAGTCACCCTTGCGTTGTTCGTCAGGTATAGGTTATCCAGAATCTGACGGGTGAGGGTGGTCTTGATAAGTTGAAGGTCAACTGTCCGATCTGCAAGGCTATTACCGAAAAATTTGTGTGGGATTGGTATCGGACACAGGGAATGAAACGGCACATAGTCCGTTTCTTCTTCAGATAAGATTTCGTTACCTGCGTAAAAAACCTGTTTAAGCGATGCGATACCTTTGCCATCTGTGTCTGCCTTGATATAGCACTCAAACACTTCCACAGTCTGCATCGAGAAATCCAGACTTGGGTCGGTAGGTTGCTCACCATTGGAGAATCGTGCAAGACGCTCCTCGGTGAATGTCAAAGAATCGCTGGTTGGTAGCGAGTCAATCACATTCTTTTCAAAGCCCATCGCAATCAGATCAGAGCGTGTCATGAGTCTGCGATGTGCGACAAACGGAGAATCCTGAATCTGCTTGGCTCGCTTGCTGATCAAGAACTCTTCAGGAGGAATGTTCTCAATACGAACTCGACCAACCTTGCTTTTCTTCTGAATCTTGACATTGTATGAATTGACAATGACAACACCCATCGGAGTTGCAACTTCTTGGCTGAAGGTTTCTTGTTCCGTGATCTCAACAGAATCATCGGACAACAACAAAGCCAGTTCGTCATCATTCAGGTTCTGATAACGCTCAGTGGTCAGGTCTTCAGACTCGTCCCAATAGGCTTTGACCACTCCGACCTTTTGCATCAGCGCATCTTTGAACCAATCGTGCAGAATCAATACGCCTTGGTTCTCTTTCTGAAAGACCCAGTTACAGTAATCAGTGGCTTGTTTTGCACCACGCTCGTCTTGTGGGCCACGAGGATCAAAACGCACCACTTCATCAGATGCGCTAAAGATGCGAACCAACGGAGGCAAAGCACCATCAATAGCCTCTGCAACTTCGCCAGTGACAATCTGCGATTTACCTTCGACTTCGTTGCCGTAAGGTTGACGGAGGTAGGCTTGCAGAGCCTCCGTTCTCTGATCGATGGTTTCGGTGTCTACATAACCGAGAGCATCATTAATCTCAGCATCAAGAATTGCTTTCAGGTTCTGGCTCATGTTCTACCTTTTTCGGTCTACCCTTGACCTTAGCCGATTGTAATTCTTTT